AGGCTCTTCTTTTTAGCTACCCACCTGTCTTTTATTTCTTGATCAACCTCAGCCATCAAATGTTTTTCATATTGTTCAGGACTATCATAAAAAAGAACATTTGAACCATTTGTTGTTTTTAACTCACCTGTTGCTAAAGCTATTTTAAAAAACAGATCCTCGTCTTTTGAACCTACTTTATATTTATAATATTGTCCAGTTTCCGCGTTTCTTATACGCATACCTAAATCGCCTGAAGTATAACAGTCAACTCTTGCATTTTTAACTTTACTTGAAACTGACGATTTATTTCTATAAACATATCCATATCCCGAATCAAACGACTTAATATTGTTTAACTCTTTTTTTTGATTACTAGTAGCTATCGCATTTTCTTCGTTAGGGTGAAAACTGTCTTCATAATACATATTTGTATGATAATATACAAAACTATATTGATAATAAATATATATTTGGTCTATCTTTAAGTGTTATTTATCATTAATTTTTTATTTCTAATTTACATTTTCTAACTTCATCCTCTTTTTTTCTTCTATCTGTTGTGTAATTATTTTTTTGATCTTCTCCTCCAAATATTTAACCTTATCTTTTAATTGATTATTTTCCATTACCAATTCATTTAACAGGATAGTCATTTCATTTATTTTATTAGACGTAGTTGTTGAATTTGCTATTGAAGTAGAACTTGTAAATTTATCATAAAAATCTTTCTGTTCTTGTTCTTGTCGTTGTTTATGTTCTTGTATCATCCTTTCTCTCTTTTCTTTAATTTCACTCATTTGTTTTGTTACATCAGGTTTATATTCGGGTTTGCCTGCTTCATACAAATCAAGTAATTTATCAATATCATTCATAAAAAATTGAATAATATCTTTTTCTTTGATAAATTCGTCAACGCTTACCTTTGATTTATTTACATATTGATTTGTGCCATCATCGGTTAATAGCACTTTTTTATCAAATGAGTTATGATTGTGCGAAAATACCAAAATAGACTTCATTGGGTCCAATTGAACGAACGGAATAGTGTAATTTTTTAAAAACGTTTTCTCTTCTGCCAAACATGCGGCGTTATCATACCATGTATCATTTAACAATTCTTTTCTAAACGCGAAAGTGGCTGCCGTTGAATGATTTGGTCCATAAGGGCCGAATTTATACATTTTAGAAATGTGTTTAAAATAAATATACATTATGCTTGAACCTGCACATAATGCTTTCGGATTTTTCTGTAATGTTTCAACTGCATGAGTTATTCTTTCAGGTGGATAATAATCATCGTCGTCCATGTAAATAATAATATCGCCACTGCATTTTTCATGGGATACATTGCGTTTTTTACCTAATGTCATCTTCGTATCGTATTTAAAATATTTTACCGTATATTTTTGATTTTTGTCTTGACATAATGGTAAAAACAGGTCTTCCACTTTATCTGTTCCATCGTCTATAATAATCCATTCTATTTTTTCTTTTGGATAAGTTTGATGTTCAAAACATTTTATTAGGTAAGGTATAAAAGGTCTTCTATTGAAAGTTGGCGTGCAAACGCTTACTCTTGGATATTCAATTTGTTTTTCTGAATTATCTTTACTCATTTGGTTTTTCCTGTATATTATATTACATAAACGCATGTATTTATGTAATAATTTCATGTTATTTATTTATTTTGATTTAGCCTTTCATGTTTTTATTCAGTTTTTTCAATTCTCTTCCTATTCCGCCTCCTTTTTTAATATCAAAAAAGTTTTCAAGGTTTTGGAAAAACCCTTTAGGTTTAATTGATACGCCATCGCATTTTTTATAAGCTTGCTCAAAAGTAGACAATGGTGTTAAATTGGTTGCTTTTATAGATTCAAAAATATTAATTGGTATGAATTTAAAATAAATTAATAATACAGTTAACATAGAGAAAACACCCGATACTGCACCTAGTTTACTAAATGCAATTATTATAACCATTATACTAAAAACAGTAGTCATTGTCACTTTGTAATGTTTAAACATTTCTTGCATAATTGTAAAAATGTTTGCTTTTTTATTGTCTATTTCACCTTTATATCCAAAAGTCATTAATAAACACATGTAAAACACTGCTAATGATAACATTGGGGTAACTGTAAATAATAAAATCCAAAATAATATAAGAAAGACAAACACTAGAAGTAAAGCAATGCCATAATTAACAGGTTCAATTAAATTAACATCGTTCCAAACAGGTTTAGAATTTACATTCGTATTGGTATTTTCTTTAAAAAACCATTTCATTTCGGCAAAATAATAGTAAACAAAAACAAAAAAACCTATAATTGGAGCTAATCCAAAATAAATTGCCGATAAAATAGGTCCAAATATTATAATTATTATTTCAGGCGCTCCATTCAATAAATTAAAAAAACTTGTCAAAGCGTTATTACTATAATTAATTAACCCTTCTAAAATTGCTATAATATAATTAATTAAAAAATTGGATTTAGGTTGTTCTTTATATTTACGAAACATATCTAAAATCACATTTTTTGAATTATATTTATCAAGAGGAAAACTCAATTTAACAGACTCTTGCGGTTCTGTGTTTGTAATAAAAATATTTGTTAACACCTTTTGTATTTCAGGCGAAGTTTCCGTATATGGATAACATTCTAAACTTGTTGGTAAAATATTAGATTGCGCTAATTTACATTCATATAAAACGATGGAACCAAGAATAAAATATACTGCAATCAATAAAACTGTTATTAAAATATTTACTAAAAATGAACCGATATTTTTTATACTTTTATTTGCGGATCTTGATGAAGAATTAATTGTCTCTTTTTTTTTATCAAGTTCTTCAGTATCAATGTATGTATTTGTATTTACCATCTTTTATTTTATACTTATAATTAAAATATAAAATAAATATATATAAATCATGAAATTAATAAAAAATAAATATACAACAATTATTTTAGCGTTAATATCCATAATTCTTTTAATTGGAATTTTCAATTACATAAACTATTTGGTAAAAAATCGTTTTTATGTTGAATGTTTTGACTCTAATATTGCACTTTATAAAGATACTGGTTCACCTAGTACAACTCACACAGTAGATTTACCATTAACCACAACATATAGTTGTAAAAATTTCTGTGCTCCTGCAACAGCACGTTGCGCAATTACAGGACAACAGTGTATGGCAGACATTGATTGTTGTGGTTGCAATCCATATGATCCTGATACAAATGAAGGTAAGCCAACCGCTAATATTCCTGGTCAAAATGACGCCGGTAAATTAACGTGGGGAGTTACACCAACGTATTCTACTTTAACTACTGACATTGGCACCCAAGCCAAATTATTTACAACAAACGAAGACAAATTGCAACCTCCACCACAAGCCAATTTTGGCGTTAATACATGGAAAAAATCTTTCAACGGTGGGCAAAAATTATTTGATGAACGATATAAACCAGCTGGATTAAAAAACATGCCTAGTTATGATAAAAGATATAGTGTTACTGGACAATTTGTAGATGACGGTCCACTTGCGTCCAATGCGTATCTTAAGTAAAATCAGGTTTTATCAGTACTTATCAATCGTGACCTGTTTAGCGATTTTTTTAATGATTTTTGTATCTTTTTCATATTCGTTATCTCCTTTTCCTCCCATAGCTTCATATACAATTTTATTGTATTGACTACTTTTCTTTGATTCGTATTCTTCGCAATCAGGATACTTCTCTCTAAATGCCTTCAACATACAAATATTTTTATGAGCAATCATACGGATTGCTTTTCGCATTTTCTTATTATTTTCATCTTCTTTTTCCCATATATTTTCATCTTTTACATAAATAACTTCCCTTTTTTGATCAGTGCAATGAACTGGGCGTTTATTTACATCCATGGCTTGCAAATTTTTAATGATTATATTGGATATACCTTCAATATAACCAACTTTTCCTACATTTTCAAGATCAGAGACTTGTAGTTTGACTGATTCAACAAAATCACTCATATTCATAGCATCTTTGCACGTTTCATTCAAAAAAACTTGCAAATTGAATGTTTTGTTGTTACTGTTTACGTTGTTGCTATTGACAATATTATTAGAGGTTCCATTTTTACATAATTCAATAACTGATTTTTGAATGTCTGTGTTTGTTTTCACCAATTCACAGATTAAATTCGTTAAATTTGTAAATTCGGTTGTTTGCAGCGAGGTGTTTGCGGCATTTGCATTGTTTGCGGTGTTATTACCAGAACTTTCAATGTTGATAATTTCATTTTGCGTGGATGCCAACACAATGCATTTCTTTTGATGTTTCCATAACCCTGAATGTGTGTTGTATTGCTTTCCACAACAACAAGAATGTGACGACAATTTTTCTGTCTCATCATTTTGTGAAATAAGTATGTTTTTTGTATGTTTTTTTATGTTTTTTATTTCCATTTTATTTCCATTTTCATTATTTATATGTTTATCGCGTGCAATATGTCGGTCCCAATCACTTTTAATATAGCATTTAAAGTCACATAATTCACATACAAATTTTGGTATGTTTTTTTTATGTTTTTTTATTTCCATTATTTCCATATATTTCCAATAGAAAAAAAATGTCTAAATACTTATAAAATTAAATTAAAATTTTACAATCACAAACTGAAAATTATTTTTTTGGCGACCACATGCTAATTTTCAATTATGGTAACAAAGTTTATTTTTCTCCAAGACCTTTTCGGATTTTTGAAAAATGGACAAAAAAAATGTCCAAAATTGAAAATCCCAAAATACTTTTGGGAAAATAAATTCGTTAAAATATAATAAATTCCCCAAAGGGCTTAAAGAAGATCCCAAAAAAATTTAACTCTTCTCAATCCCGACTACTTTGGCTATTTTCTTGATGATTTTGGTGTCTTTTTCATAATCATTATCTCCTTTTCCTCCCATGGACTCATATATAATTGTATTGTATTGACTATTTTTTTTGGAATCGTATTCTTCACAATCAGGATATTTCTCTCTGTATGCTTTGAACATACAAATATTTTTATGCGCAATCTTCCGAATAGCCTTCCTTAATTTTTTGTTTGCTTCATCTTCCTTTTCCCAAATATTATCTTCTTTTACATACATAACTTCTCTTTTTTGATCAGTGCAATGAACAGGTCGTTTTTCCACTTCTAAGGCCTGTAAATTTTTAATAATTATATTGGAAATGCCTTCAATATAGCCAACCTTCCCAACATTCTCTAAATCTGACACCTGCAATTGTAATGATTCTATAAAATCACTGATATTCATAGCATCTTTGCACGTTTCATTCAAAAAAACCTGTAAATTGAATGTTTTGTTATGCGAGTTTACATTATTATTAACGTTGTGAATAGTATTATTTGTTCCGTTTTTAATTATTTGCATAAGTTCTTTGTTTTGATTTATCAACATAAGTATTAAATCTTTATCAGATAAATCATCTGTTTTAATTTGTGATAACTGACATTTTTTTTTGTGCCTATAATAACCACTATCATATTTATAAATATTACCACATTCACATATATATTGGGCGACTTTTGGCGACTTTTCAATATCATTTACTACCATTTTACTATCATTTTCACGTTTTTTGTGTTTATCGGTTGATAAATGTTTAGTGTAATCAGACAGTTTACACGTTGTATAATAACACATTTCACAATTAAAAGTTTTGCATTGTTTTGGCGACTTTTTACTATCATTTACTATCATTTTATTGCTAAAAGAAAATAATTTCTAGGCTTTTAATAAAAATAAAAATAAATTTTATCATAACAAATCAAAAATTATTTTTTCTGTCACCACATGCTAATTTTCAATTATGGTCACAAAGTTTATTTTTCTCCAAGACCTTTTCAGATTTTTGAAAAATGGACAAAAAAAATGTCCAAAATTGAAAATCCCAAAATACTTTTGGAAAAAAAATAAAGTTAATATAATAAATCCCCCAAAGGGCTTAAAGCCGACTGTAAAAAGTGAACCAATAATATGAATGTGGTCTTTGAACAAATTATAAATAAACCGTTACGTTACGTCGTAAGATAAATTAATAACTTATTGTCCTTAATATTTTATTATCTCTAAAATATTAACAACAAAGCAGCAAATTTTGCGCAACTTTTCCCAAAGGTGGATTAGGTAGCATACATCAACCCCGCATTTCCACCAACAAACACTACCATATTAATTCGTTCTTCCATGACATACAAATTATAATTGTATTCATAAATTCTCCAGGTGGGTTTATTAATACCAACAATATCACCTGATTCCGGGTCGCAAATAGTTAATACTTGCGCCAAAGGGTCCAATGCTGGAATGACCGTTGTGAATTCAAATTGCACTTGGTTGAAACGATTCATATTAATGGCACCAGACGGTTGAAGATCCAAAGGAGATGTGTTTAAACAAAAATTATAACAATATAATCCCTCAGGTGCGGCGCCAGCTGTTCTAGTATATTTTTCTATATAATTAAACACACCACTATCCAGTATATTTTCTCTATATTGCCCATCCAGTAAAATACCCATACCGATTAATATTTCTTTAATATTTTGAGGTGTAAACGTGCCTGAAGTCATATAGCCAGTTAAAAGTCCATCAGGGTTAACTCCAGGGCCAATACTTCCACCATTTTTTAATTTATAATCACCATATGTAGGAGCAGGTGTGACATCAGACGGTAAATAATTATATGGCCAGTTCGTATAATTTGTCCATTCATTGCGTAGATTAGCGTCACTTCGTTGAAAGTAAAACATCCAACTTGAAATTAAACCAAGCGAATCTAAATCTACTTTATTTGGACCAGTAACATTATAAAACACTTTTTCATTGACCTGTTTAAATAAATATTTTTGTTCATTTTTTGCAAAAATACGCGATTCATCATTTGAAAGAAAACAATAAGTAGACATTAAATGTATATTTGGAAACCATACACTACGCTGGTCTAAATAAGAATTAATTCCCAATTCTATATCGGGAGGTGTTTGCAAAAATCTATACATTTGATTTTGATACTGATTAAAATTAGGCGCCACGTATGGATAATTATTAACTGAATCAAAAACATCTCTAATTTTGAATAATTCGCCTATAGGTCTAATTGTTACATAAATTTGTAATTCATTATATTGCAGTGAAACCAAAGGAAACGCCATTTGGGTTTTAAGTGTAAACCACGAATTCAAAGGTATGTATAATTGTCTTCCTCTTATAGAGGGTTCGGCGCCAGCAAGATTTTCTGTATAATAAGAACTGGGATAAGAGTTAACGCGACTATTTGCATTTGCTGGGTCAACTAATCCTGGGACGTGTCCAATCATTTCATAAAATAATTTCAATTTTTGACCTGTAAAATCTCTTCGTGCCATATTTAAAATATATGAACCCGAATATTCTTGTAGTTTTTGATTACCGCAATTAATAGTTATTTTTTCAATCATCATTGCACCGATGTAATCTATCCATTTGAATTCATATGGAGCCCAATCAGTATATGATGTTGTTCCATCTTGATTTGTGTATTCTTGAGGAGGTAAAATTGGACTCCATATAGATGGTAAATCCAATACAATATAAGTATCCATTAATAAATCCGCATATCTTGGAATTTTAAATTGAAATGTAGATGATTCTGCCAAACGTAAGGTTGTGCTGCCTTCAAAATCTATTCTGAATTTTTGCATACCAAAATTGGTATACTTTAAATAAGCTGCTTTCCAAAAAGTTTTTGAAGGATTACCATTTAATACTACGTTTTGTTGTCCACTTGATACTAAATTTAATAATCCACCTGCCATATAATATCAGTTGTTAATTAATATTATATAATAATATTTAATTTTAAATAATAATATTTATGATAATATATTTTTTACAGGTAAATAATATTATTATATAATAGTAAGTATGTTGAATTTGAATATGAAATCAATATATAATATGAACGAAGATTTTGTTTCTTATTTTATTTTAGCACTTATATTAATTATTGTAATTAGTTATGTCTCTTATATGATTTATTTAACAACTCTAGAATCCAAAGAATGTAATTATTTAAATATGTTGTATCCATCCATAAACGGAAATATTAAACCTATATCAAAAACTCAAAGTGTTTGTAATGGTAATTTATATGATTATTACATTAAAACAGCTTTTAATGCTTGTAGTGGAGGAAGTTATCAAAATGATTATGTGGATATTTGTATTTTGAAAAGTATCCTAAAACAAGGAGTTCGTTGTTTAGATTTTGAAATATACAATGTTAATAATATTCCAGTTGTTTCTAGTAGTAGTTCTAATTCTAAAAATTATTATGTGAAAGAGACATTTAATAGTGTTAACTTCAGTGAAGTAATGAAAACAATAAGTAATTATGCTTTTTCAGGTGGAACTGTTCCAAACCCAACGGATCCTTTAATTATTCATTTAAGAATTAAAAGTAATGAGTCAGCAATGTATAATAATTTAGCAAGGATATTCAAATCATATGATAGTATCATGTTAGGTAAAAATTATAGTTATGAAAATCGCGGTAAAAACATTGGTGCAGAACCCTTAACGTCTTTCATGAATAAAATTATTTTGATAGTAGACAAATCAAACAATTCTTATTTGGAAAACAAGGAATTTATGGAATACGTCAATATGACGAGTAATTCGGTGTTTATGAGGGCTTTATCATATTATGATGTTAAGAACACTCCCGATATTAATGAACTAGAGCAATTTAATCAAAGATGTATGACGATTGTTTACCCGGACGTTGGTGTAAATCCAACCAATCCAAGTGGAATGTTATGTAGAGCCGCAGGATGTCAAATGGTTGCAATGCGTTATCAATATGTAGATAATTTTTTAATGGAAAATACATTATTTTTTGATAGAT